CCCGGTGATAACGGCGAGGTGTTATCCACTCTCATCTCCCCTGACAGTTGGAAGATAAAGAGCACCGGGGAGTATGTGTCTCCTGAGGGTGAGATTTATACGCAGGCTGACATGGAGCAGTTTAGCTCGCAGCATACCTTGCTGCGAGAGGCGGTTATAGGTGTATGGTATCCGTCTGAATACTATGAGGAGCCTGAACGGTTTGTTGACCCTGATGAACAAACCGAGGACATAATCACCCTTGCTCAGGAAGACACCTATGGCTTCCTGAAGATAATGCGCTCTCTGGGGAAAAATGAAAACACGGAGACTCTGGTAGAGATGTTGACTGGTATGACGTATGACCAGAGTATGGAAGTTTACAATCAAGAGTTAAAGGCCGAGATGTCAAAAGATAAGTCTTGGGCAGAGAGATTTGTTAGAGGGGAGTGGCTTCCTGATACCCTTGAAGACTACTGGAATGCTGCTGGCCAGGGGCTTCTTCAATTGGGAGCAACTACAGGAGGTCTTGGTGAGTGGGTAGGAAAAAAGGTTGGGTGGGAAGGCCTGGAAGATATATCATCCAAGCTTACACAATATAGCTTGGAAGGGGTGCAGGAGTTGGGTGGAGAGGAGATTTACGGCGAACCGGGTACACCATCGTATTACAGTAAGCGAGCAGTGGCAATGATCCCGACGTTGATAGCATTGATTGCCCCAACAGTTGCTACTGGGGGAGGGGCAGCGGCTGTGGCGGCTGCGGCTGGGGCTGGCAGGACCACACAGATTGTTTCAGGCGTATTAGGCGGTGGCCTGACTGGGACAATGCTAGAGGGCGGCATGGAGGCAGGTTCAGTCTATCAAGAGACTAAGGACATAGGGCTTGCGGATGAGGTCTTTTTTCACAATGTGGAGCTTCTCTCTGCCACTAACACCTTGCAATTTGGTGCAGCATTACTTACTAGGGGTTCTAGCTCTGCATTTGTGCGGATGCTTAAGTATGGTGGCTTAGCTGCTGGAGAGGTGGCTAGTGAGGCGGGTGAGGAGGTAGCCCAAGAAATATTTATCAGGGTAGCACTTGACGATAAGGTCGAGTGGGATCAAGCGATGAAGGACTCGGCAATTTTGGGGGCTATTGGAGGGGGAATCTTCGCTGGGGCGGTGAATATTTATGGACGCATCCAGAGAAAAACTATAGACAGCATGACCGCTGAGCAGAAGGATGCTTTCGACAGTAATGTTCAAAAGGGATTACGTGAAGGGTTTACACAGGGTAAAGCCGAGTCTCTAGCCCTTGACAAGTTTGCCGAAACCCCAGAGGGTGGAGCGCTAATAAGCAGGATTGCACAGGAAGAGCTTGACGCAGACATGGAGGTCGCCGAAGAGAAATCGGCGGACATAAAAGAGGCTGCCAGGGAAGAGAGGGTTTCCTCTTGGAGGAGTGCCCTCACAGAGGCGTTGGAGCACATTACAGCGATTGAGGAAGAATGGGTGTCCAAGAATTATCTCGGTCCGACAAAGGAGCAACAAGCCAGAATAGACGCTGTAATTGCTGATGTGGCTAGCAAATATCATGTGCCGGAGCATACCCTCCGCCGATATACAGTGTGGGAGCCAATTCCCGGGAAGCCCATCACCCGCGCTGCACTAACTGAGGCTGAGATTGATGAGTTGATTGATGAGGCGTCTACTAAACCGAGGAGAGGTGAAGAGACTGCTTTGCCAGTTGCGAGGGGGGAAGCGACCGCTAGGGCACAGATAGATTTAGCTGCGTTAAGGAAGCTGGCCCGTGAGAAAGGTTACCGTATTACCAGGCTGTCTAAGCTGGTTAAGGGAGCGCCAGCAGCTAAGTTCCGCATCACAGGTATAACCGAGGATACCAAGGGCAATATAGTATATGCCAAAAACCAAGAAGAGACTCGATCATTCCTTGAGACTGGCAGTCTTGCTCCTTCTATGCCTCCTGAAGTTACTGATGTTCCACCTGAGCCGACCTCTCGTGATTTGGAAGCCAATATTGAAACTGAGGGGAAGCCGAAATTAACCCTTGCTGAGGCTAACTATGCAGTGCGGAAATTTGGCGAGTACATCCTTCGTCCCTCTGGACAGACGGCATGGGAATTGACACAGCAGCTCAGGCGCGAGACAAGAGCACAGAGGGCAGAATCCCTCAAAGCAAGAAGCCAGGAGCTTATTATCGAAGAGGGGATGCCTCCCGAAGCAGCCATGCAGCAGGCGATGAAAGAAACCCTGGCGGGGGAGATGCCAAGGGTAGAAGCGTATTTAAAACAAATGACCGCGCAGATGCGTGATGCCCTCTTTAGCAAGGTATATCATGCGCTTAAAGACGAGCCTTTTGAGATGGCGTCAACGGTTACTGCTTTAACCAATGCCCTGCTGGGCAAGGCAATTCCCCGTGAGCCAGGAGTCAAGGGGGGGTCTGCCTACACCAGGCTCAGGCGAGTTTTTGGTGGTGAGCCGGGAGTATTTGAGGCGCTAGACAAAAGCAGTAAGGAAGGCAAGTCGCTACCGACTATCATTGAAGGCATCTATGAGATAATCGGTGCGCCGCCCATTCCTGTTGACCGGGCCACCGCTGATTACCTCCGTAGCCTAAGCGATGTTCCTTACGAGACACCAGGCTTGTTTGAGGAACCCTTTTACTTCCCCAGGGTTCAGGACTTAAACACACCCCAAGGACTCAAGTTTGCCAAAAGGAGACTGGAGCTAGATCACGCTTTGGCAGCAGGTGAAATAGAGGCAGATAGATATAAAACCGACCTCTCAAAAGCATATAATGAGTCCTTCCCCAAGCCACTAGCTGCAAAATTTAAGGATATATTTAAGCCAGCCTCTCCAATAACAGGGCCAGAACAGGCTATGGTAGTGCGCATCCTCAAGGGCATGGGGATGACCTTAATAGATATTGGCAATCTTATCAGAGCCAATGTTGCATCAGTGGATATGTCGTTCTGGAGACAGGCAAAGATTTTAGCCTCCGGCCACCCTGTTGCCTTCTGGCATGCGAACATTAGCGCATGGCAGTCACTCTTCAGCCAAAAGCACGCTGAGGCAAGCTGGGAAAAGATTAGCAGGCACCCACGCTTTGAGTTGTATGAGCGTATAAGAAAGGAAACCGGTGCCGACCCACTAAGAATAGTGCAAGTCCAAAGGGGGACTTCGCAATGGAGGGCTGCTGAGGAGTTTGGTTATCTGACTACAGAGAGGCTGATTCCTAGATTTACCGCAAAGATACCTTGGGTTAAGTGGTCAGGTCGTGCCTTTGCTGAAGGCTTGAATACAATAGTGTGGGAAGTATGGAACGGACAATACGAAGCCTGCTTGAGGGATGCGCAAAAAATAGCATCGGGCGAGAGGGTTCTCAAGGAAGGAGAGGCGTTCGATATTTACAAGGAGATGGCAGGTTTGCAGAAGGCCCTTGCTGAAATGACCCAGAGGGCAAGTTTAGGCAAGGCTCAGGCATTGGGTCCTGCCCTTAGTGCCACATTCTTTGCTCCAAGATCAAAACTAGGCAGGCTGTTGGCGCCGAGACATTTAGTATCATCCAATGCCCGTGTGCGGAAGGAAGCGTGGCGAGACTTCTCTCTCTGGATTGGCATTACTACTGGACTCCTAGCATTGGGAGCATGGCTTGACTTATGGGATGTTGAGGAAGACCCCAGAAGTGGCGAGTACGGGAGTCTCAGGATAGGCAACCTCAGGATTGACCCCTGGGCAGGGAACCGGCAGTTTATTGTGCTTTATGCCCGCCTCATTACGGGAACTGGCGTATCATCTGTTACAGGGGCGGAGTATGAAGTTAACCCGATACGAGCACTCGAAAGCTTTGTTAGAAACTCGTCTGCTCCACTGGCCAGTATTCTGACTGACTTTTGGACTGGAAAGAACTTCTTAGGTGAGGATGTAGGTATTGCCAACAAGGAACAATGGCTCAAAAGGATAGCACCATTTAGTATTCAGGATATATGGGAAGCCTTTGGTGAAGGTTGGAAATACGCAGCAATAGCCACTATACCAGCGATATTTGGAGAGGGAATCCAGACCTATACCGGTGATTGGGTAGAGAACTGGACAAAGTTGGGCTTGCCTAAATACGAGGAAAATTTAGGCTATGGGCTGGGCGAGCCCTCGTATGACACACAGGATTTTTGGAGTGATACCGCCTCGCAGTTTAAGGGCGTTTCCCCTTCGACATTGACAGAGGCAAAGGGTTATCCTGCTTATATCAGGGCGATAGCTGAAGCCTATAATGTTATTATACCCCAGCTTGAACTTCTACCAAACGAGAAGCTAATTTCCATCAATGCCAATCCAGAGATTGGCCCAACGTTCAGAGAATATCACCAAATGTGGCTCGACAGGCAAAAGATAGTAGCTAGTGGTGATGAGGAAGCACTGACAGATTTTGACACCGATGAGAGAACTAGAAATGCTTATCTCGGCAACTTTAGCCAGACGATTTATGCCTTATTGGTAGAGTATCACGCAATCACCGATAAAAAGGCGCAGACTGATTTCTTAAAGGAGCACCCTGAGTTAGCAGTAGACTCTCGTGACGAATGGTTAAGGTCTCACCCAGAGGAAAATGCCAAGCTAGCCATTTGGGGACAGGCTAAGATACTGACAATGGAGGCTTATGACGAGGTGCAGAAGCTAATGAAAGAATTAGGCATACCCGATAAGGCCATGCCTGAGTTTACGCTGCCTCCTAAAGAGTCTATTGATAACTACTTCAAGTATAGAGAGCAGGGTGAGGAATTTGGGTGGAATAGTGCTGAGGCTAGTCTTACCCTGGTTGAAGATGATGTGCTAAGGAAATGGCTTGGCCGTGAGATAATTGATACCCCAGTTGAAGCCTTGCAAATATCGGTCAAATGGCGAGAGTTGGATGAGCAATACGATAACCCTGAGGGCGAGACCAAGGAAGAGAGAGCGGACTATCGAGAAAGATTGCTTGCTGCCAATCCTGAATATGCCAAGGATCGCAGGCGGCGGGATGCCTATGATATCGGCTTCCCTGAGAATTTAATTGAGGACTATGTAGAATGGTATGCAGTGGAGCGAACTGGGTGGGATGATGAGTGGTGGCTGATGGAGCACAAGGGCTTCTACAGGGCTGCGCAGGAGTATTTGGGCTGGCAGGAGAGAGATTTCAGCAAGGTTCCAACGAGGGAGGTTGCTAAATTGTGGGAGCAATACCAATTACTCCCAGAGGGCGATGCCCGGTTGGAATTCCGTTACCGCAATCCTGCACTTGAGGAATGGTTTGTGGAGCAGAAAGGCTACACGCCATTGGGTGATAGGTGGCCACCTAAAACGACTGGGGCTGCGGAGACGGAGGAAGAGGTTGTGGCACGGCGTATTTTTGTCAGTTATCCGCAGCCTAAGTTTCCAAAGTTACCCCTAACGCCACATAGCCCGCAAACATGGCGGCCAGCAGCAAAAGGCATTGGGGGACAGACAATTCAAGTTCCGGGCACAGAGGGCGAACCTGTAACCATGCCATTGCCCAAAGATAAGAAGGCTAAATCGGGCATGTTCGGCTTTGACCTTGATGATATCCTGAAATGGATAAAAGCGAATCCTGAAAAATACACTAGGCAGTTAGTGGGTTCAGGCTATACGCCGGAGGAAGCAGAGGAATGGTGGAGATGGGCCAGCGAATGGCGAGCAAGTGGCACAATGCCTGAAGAGCTTTACTATCACCAGTATGCCGAAGCCAGAGCCGAAGCCAGAGCCGAAAAGGGGGAAGGTTATTCTGCACTTGAACGATTTCTTGGCCAACGGCTTGTGCCTGAAACTGCCGAAAAATGGGAGCCTAAATCCCCTAGTGGAAGAGGGCCGCAAGCGCCTTCGCCAGTTGTGCCGCCTCCAAGTGAACGTGCTGGATTAGGCTACAAAGAATGGATGTCTAGGCAGCCAGAGGAGCTTCGCAAAGAGTACGAGTTTTTGGAGAGTGATCGAACTGATGAATTAGAGTATAATTGGATAACTCATAACTGCATTGATTTTGCGGAAGATTTATGCGAGGCTGCTGCTGAGGAAGGTCTTGAATGGGGTGTAGCGTTTATACCTAAGCCACTTGCAGGACGCCTGCATCACATTGTTTGGTTTGAGAAAGAGGGTGAAATCTACTATATCGAACCAAGGGCCGAATATGGCTGGATTATGACTGAAGAAGAGATGAAGGCATTGTATGACCCGAGTACGATTGTGCGATTTCCTCCAAAGTTCTCTAAGATTATGAAGGAAATCTATAAATACCTGCCACCTCCTTTTTAGGCTCTTGACAACGGGGCTTAAAATGGTATATGCTTTTATGACGGTCAGCAAGCGGTAGTATCCGCTTGGGACCGCTTTCTTTTTATCTACAAAAGAATAGCTGAAAAGCAAAAAGACGGTCAATATGCAGATTTATATCTGTGCGACCGTCTTTTTTTATTGGCAAAAAAGGCTTGCCGCTGAGCCTTAAACAGCGGAGAAGGAGGTCAACAAAATGGATCAGGACGCAACGGGAACGAAGCAGGACGGACTTCCTGAAGATCAGGGACTCCCTTCTGACGGAGAAACGAAGCCTTCTGAAGAGACGCCTGAGGTGAAGGTTTACACCCAGGAGGACGTTGACAAGGCAATGGCTGAGAGGCATTCGGCGCTGGACAAGGAAATTGCCCGTCTCAAGAAGCAAGTGGAGCAAGGCAATCTCACTGCCCGGCAGTTGCAGGATGCCCAGGCCGAGCTAGCCCGAATCCAAAAAGAGGAAGAGGAGCGGGAGTACGAGGATGTCAAGTCCGACCCTGACCGACTAGCACTGTTCAAACAGAAGCAAGACCTTGCCAAAACTGCGGCAGGCCTTGCCGACCGCGAGAACAATCTGAGGCAGCAGGAGACCGAGATGAAGGAGTTGATAGACGCTGGCTACAAGGTCAAGAGGATAGAAGCAGCTCAGGAGATTGTAAAAGATTTTCCCGGGGTTGAAGCCTCGGCCTTGCTTGAAGCCAACTTAGAGACTCCTGAACAGATGAGGGTCTTTGCCAAGACGCTTGCCGGGGTCAAGGGTGCGGAGAAGCCCCCGGTGCCTGCTCCCGACTCTGGACTTGGAATTGGGACTGGCGGTGAGCCGAGCGTAGAGCAGCTAGATGCAATGCCAATGGAGCAATACGCTGCCTATGTGAAAAAACGAGACGCAAAGAAGTGAGACAGTGAAGTTAGTTGACTGTAACTAAAGGTCGCTTTGTCACTGTCTTTAAGCAAAATCTATAGAGGAGAGATAAAGTGGCCACAACGTTCCTTACCCCAACCATTATAGCCAAGGAAGCTCTGATGGCCCTGGAGAATAACTTGGTCTTCGGGAACCTTGTCTATAGGGCTTACTCCAAGGACTTTGCCCATGTGGGTGATACAGTGCTGGTTCGCAAGCCGCATGAATTTAGCACTGTTCATGACTTTGCCGGTTCTGGCACCACTACGGCACAGACCATCGTTGAGAGTAGCGTTCCTGTGCTTATGGATAAGCACTACGACATAACCTTCCCGGTTACTTCCCAGGAGCTATCGTTGGATGTAGTGAGCTTCAGGGAGCAGTGTATTGCTCCGGCAATGAGGGCACACGCCCAAAACCTGGACGCGCTTCTTGCTGCCGAAGCCACTGCTATTGCTGCCCACTATCCAGTAAGTGCTACCCCAGCAGTGGGTGACGTTGCCGGTGTCAGGGCGCAGCTCAACCTTAACAAGGTTCCGTTTGCCAATCGCTCTGTTGTTTTACATCCACAGAGCGAGCAGGCTTACATTGTCCTTGATGCCTTCCTGCACGCTGAGAAGCGTGGGGATACCCAGGCAATAAAGGAAGCCCACATGGGGCGTGTGTTTGGCATGGACTGGTACATGGACCAGAATGTGCCGACTCATACCTGCGATGCCACTACTGCTACGGGTGCGCTTGATGCGGCCTGCACAGCGGGGGCTACCCAGGCGTCAATTACTGGGAACTGCTGCAAGGGCGCTGCAACTGCGGCTTCCATCACGCTGGCAGTCGGCGATGTGTTCAAGATTGCAGGCGAGGCACTGGATAAGGGTCATCGCATTACTACCGCATCATCTGCGGCTAGTAACGGCACTGTGGTTGCCACCTTCAGCCCGCCGATCCAGGCGGGTGGTGCTGCTAGTGCTGCTGCCGTGACCTTCCAGCTAACCCACAAGAACAACCTTGCCCTACACAAGAACGCCATTGCGCTAGTGTCGGCACCACTGGAGCCGCCTTTGGGCGGAGCCAGAGGAGACGTGGTTTCCTACAAGGGCCTGTCCTGCCGGGTAGTCTACGACTATACCAGTAACGTCAAGACCAACGTCATCTCTATTGACATGTTATTTGGTATCAAGGTTCTTGATAAGGAGCTTGCCTGTCGCATGCCCGACGCAAGGTAGAAAAAAAGAAGGGGGGAGGGCTTCGACCCTCCTCCCTCCATAAAAGGGGGTTTGTTTTGAGAATACTCTGGCAGTCGGTGAGTCCTTTTGCACCAAGCGGTTACGGGACAATGACCTCTGTTTGGGTTCCGCACCTTAAAAAGATGGGACATGACGTAGCTATCTTCGCCTATTTTGGGCACATGGGCTCGGTGATAGATTGGGGTGATACTCCGATGTATCCCAATACTAGCCGCGACTACGGCCTCAAAGATCATTTCCAATGGTATGACAATTTCAAGGCCGATATGTTGATTACCCTGACTGATATATGGGTGCTGCAAGGGTTGGACCCGAGGGTAAAGTGGGTTCCCTGGATGCCTATTGACCATGACCCTGCACCCCCCAGAGTGCTTGACAGTCTCAGGGGGAATATAGGCTACATCAAGGCCATCACAATGTCCAAGTTTGGGCAGACCGAGCTTAAAAAGCATGGGATACCGTCTTACTATATCCCGCTAAGTGTCAACACTCAGCTTTTTAGTCCGAGGGAGGACTTTAGAAAAGACTCAAGGGAGAGGGCGGGTTGGAATGACAAGTTTGTTATCGGCACCGTTGCCGTCAACTGCCCGCGTAAGAACTATGACACCTCAATGCTGGCAGTGGCAAAGTTCGCTGAAAAGCACGATGACGTTATCTACTACATGCACACCAACCCATTTGATGAGGGTGGTCATAACCTAGATGCCTGCCGGAAGGCAGCAGGTATTAAGGACATTACACTCTTCCCACCACCTACTGAGGTGGCAATAGGAATCTCCCGCGAGACGATGGCCCAGATGTATAACAGCTTGGATGTGTTCTTGCTGCCCAGTAAGGGCGAGGGGTTCTGTTTGCCTATAATGGAGGCTCAGGCTTGCGGGGTTCCCGTAATAATTAGCGACAATACTTCGATGCCCGAGCTTCTCGGCGGTGGCTGGCTACTGAAGAAAAAGCGGATGGAATGGACGGGGCAGGATTCCTGGAATTACAACTGCTCTGTTGATGAAATAGTCGAATACCTCGAGCAAGCCTACCAAGCTAAAAAGAATGGTTCCATCGAAGAGATCAAGGCGAAGGCGCGGGCAAAGGCGCTGGATTACTCCGAGGATAAAGTGGCCTCCTACTGGCCTCCAGTGTTGAAAGACCTCGAGAAGAGGATCAAGGAGCCCAAGAACTGCGAGGGGATGGTGCCTTGGAAGCTGTACTTTATACCCAAGGAGTGTTCGCCGGATAAAGTGCTGGACATTGGCTGTGGCACAACTCAGCCGTATCGAGATGCACTTCAAGGATTGGGTGAATATGTGGGGATTGACATTAAGAAGGGGCCCAATGTCGTTCACATGGATGCCCACAACCTGCGCTTTAAGGATAAGGAGTTTGGCTTTGTCTGGATGAGCGAAGTTCTGGAACATGTTGAGAATCCGAAGCGAGTGCTCGAGGAGGCCAAGCGGGTAGGTGTTCACGGTGTCTGTCTGTTTAGCACTCCTGCTGACTGCACCTGTTTTGACGCCGACCCTGAGCACAGGGTAGTGGAGGATATTGATTATGTGACCATTGCCTCGGGGGATGGGTTAATCGCATGGTAGTCAAAAAGGCGCTTATCACGGGCATAACTGGGCAAGATGGCTCTTATCTGGCCGAGCTATTACTTGGCAAGGGGTATGAGGTGCATGGGCTTATCAGGAGGACAGCCCTGTACCCCGAGAGCCTGAAGAATATTGCTCATATTCAGGATCGTTTGACCCTGCACTATGGAGACCTGGCTATTGAGAACCATCTATTTGGCCTGCTCTCTGAGCTACAACCAGATGAAATCTACAACCTGGCAGCGCAATCAGATGTCAGGGTTAGCTTTGACATTCCCGAGTACACCGGGGAGATAACGGGGCTTGGCGTGCTGAGGCTCCTTGAAGCGATACGGAGATTCAGCCCTTCGAGCAAGTTCTATCAGGCCAGCTCTAGCGAGATGTTCGGCAATAGTCCACCGCCACAGAATGAGGACACCCCGATGCAGCCGCGCAGCCCTTACGGAGCAGCCAAGCTCTACGGGTACAACATGGCCAGGATTTACAGGGACGCTTACGGCCTCTTCTGTTGCAACGGCATCTTGTTCAACCACGAGTCAGAGAGAAGGGGCAAGAACTTTGTAACCCGTAAGATTACCGAGAGCCTACCGCGTATCCGTGACGGCAAGCAGAGCAAGCTATA